CCTTAGGGGGACCTCCGCGAATCCGTTCGCCTTTTGTTAATAGGAGCTCATCCATGAAATTACCTGGCCGCTGGTCGTCATCAGGCTCAAGACCCACATCTGGAGTTTGGAACGTTGTTAATAATGGGAGTGCGACTAATTATCGCTATACTCCTGTCACTACTAACGTTACATCTCAGTATGGGTATAACTCGGGTCCTGGTTGGCGATCACTCGCTGCTTCAGGTAATTTGGCTCCTACTGATGCAGGTTTGTCCCGTCTTCGACATGTAGTGACTGAACCTTCGGCTGCTATCTCAATATACTCCGAAAAGTATTGGGAAGCACCCAAAATGTACGGTAACTACTATGAGTCGATTAAGGGTGTTGGCAATCCTAATAGTAACCTATTTTTGGATTTAAACAGCCTTAACGGTGTATTTGGAACGGTAAGCAGTGGGTACATCAACGATGCTCGATCAAAATTGATGAAGAGCCTAGCTGGTGTACAAATCGATCTCCTCACCAATCTTGGTGAGATGAAAGAGACCACTACCATGATTGCTGGTTTAGCGCATCGCGTTGCTGGTGTTTTACTCAAACATGACTCGCGTATTGCGAGCCTTGTTGGAAAAACATCTCTCAAAAAGCTAAGTGATGTCCGTGATGTTATCACTAATGAATGGCTTCAATTCCAATATGGAATTAAACCCTTAGTTAATGATCTCGAAACGGCCGCTCAACTATATGAGGATCGCAACGCTCCTGAGCAACTCAGGACCGACGTTAAAGGCGCGACTAGGCAGAATCTAACAAGCTCTGCTAAATTCGCGTTTTCTCCGACGGGTGTGCCACTGCAGAATTGTTGGACTCGCGTTACTTACGAGAGATCCTTACAATTCAAGGTCGGCGGTCGAATCCTTTCGACTGCGGGCCTGCAGTACCCAGGCACAGCTGCTAAGCTGGGCCTCTGTGCCAGCAATGTCCTACCTGCTATGTGGGAATTAATCCCGTATAGTTTTCTTGTTGACTATTTCTCCAATGTTGGGGATGTCATACAAGGGTGGAGTACTCCTCTTCCCGCCATGAAATATTCATGGGATGTTAATGTCGTGGAAGACGCCGCAACCTGGTCTAATGAACTTTATGGTCAGGTCTTTGGGACCAAGCCTTATCGTTCATATCAATCAGGTTCTGGAGGAAATGGTTGCGTTAAATGGTTCAACTTTACGCGTTCTGCGAACCCTACCACTATCCGTCCGACTCTTAGTTTTTCAAGTTGGGAAGATCTTTCCCAGACTAAGAAGCGAACGTGGTGGCTTTGGGATCTCAGTTTATAGCGCGTAAGGCCCATTCACTGCAACTTCTCTCTCGGTTCGTCTGAAAAGATACATGACGAATCTATTTTAACTCAAACCAATAGGATAATACAGCAATGGCTATATCCCCTACCAGTCCTTTGACCGGTTCCGCTATCACTGGACTAACGTCGCCGACCTATACGCTTACAACCGACACTCCGCCGGATGTAAATGCTAAGGCCTACGTCGTGACTGCCCTCGGTGGTACTCAGACTAATGTTATTACACATAAGAATGAGATGCCATTCCGCATTATTGCGCGTCGCCCCAAGGTCGTGAAGACCCCAGGCGCACGTAACAGTGTAACGGGACAGTTTAACCAGCCTGGTAAAAATGAGTATCAATTTACTATTGTGAAAGGTGCTAACGTCCTTAATGGATTTAGCAACGCACAATATGATACCATTGTAGCAAAATTGACTGTTGCAGTACCCGCTGCTATAAGCAACGACCTGCCCCAGCTTTATGCTGCTATGTCAGCTCTGGGTGGCTTTGTCGCCAACCAGATTCAGGGTATCTCTGATACGGCGCAGAACTCTGTCCTTTAAGGATAGTGTTATGCACGTTCCTCATGAGATAGCTGTCACAGACCACTATTTCAACGATACGATTAATTTCGTTCGTTGTCTTAGTGATGCTCAAGTTTTGCTTGAGTTCTGTAAAGACTGTGACATCGAAGACGATGACATACTCGATATTTATTCACTTCGTGGATTAATAGCCGAATGTATGCGTCGTTTTCCCCTGCCGTACTACCGGTAGGTAAGTACGTTTGACATATTTACGTGATGGTGATTAAAATGAACCGCAGTTCTTTGATCGATAGACTCATCGCTCACTACATTGAAGATGTGGGTCATATACTTGACCCACAACTCTTGTACATCTGTGCCAGTATTGTAGACCCCGTTGATCGGGCATATGCTATACTGGATTTTAGATGCGAGCTCGTTGATACTCATCGTTATAATGCTTGCATTCAATTGCAAGGCCTTATAAAGAAGTATGTCGGAAACGCTGCTTTTGCTAACGTTTCTGACGCCGATCGCGCTAATAGGGCGATCGATACTTTCGTGTTGGCTAACCAGCATTGCGCTGATGTTAACTCACGTTTGAGATCAACCTCGGTTCTATCCGAGAGTAGCCTTAACTACCTTTTAAGCGAAGCTTCTGCTTTGCTCGATGGGTGGTTATCAAGAGTGGGGCTGTCATCGCCAAATATGGCTTTGATTGCCTCTGACCTTCGACCCGGTCCTGGTGCATCTGTTGGTGCACCGAGTTCCGATTTTTACTCTAAATTCGCCGAGGCGAATAATAGTGTAAGTTCCGAAGGTCTCTTCAAGTTTTACTCTTCAATCCTATCTCAGGATGGTGTCGCCTTAGCTGCTGAGCAGCTTAGGTTTACTAAGACACAGAGTAATTATGTAGTGTCAGACTCCCGTATTTCTACGGTGCCGAAGTCTTACATTATTGATAGAACCATCTGTATAGAACCCTCTGTCAACATGCTTTTTCAGCTGTCGACTGGCAAACTATTGGAGCGTGTCCTTCGTTCGCTTGGCATATGCCTAAGCGAGCAACCGGACATTAACCGACAGCTTGCCTTCGAGGGGTCATTAGACTCGTCGTATAGCACGATCGATTTAAGATCTGCATCCGACACTGTCTCATTGGCTTTATGCGAGCGGTTACTACCGCGCGCATGGTACCAATGGTTGCTCATGATCCGTTCTCCTTCCACCACTATACGTGGTGAGAGTGTTGAATTGAACATGATGTCAACAATGGGTAACGGGTTTACATTCCCGTTGCAGACGCTTCTATTCACGGCGCTGGTCCATGCCTCCTATAATCTATTAGGAGTCAAGACCCATGATCGCAACCATCGACTCCGTTATGGTGTCTTTGGTGATGATATCGTCGTGGTTCGGAACGTGTTCGGTCTGGTTTGCAAAAATCTGACCGAGTGCGGTTTCCTACTTAATGAAGACAAGACTTTCCACTCGGGAAGTTTTAGAGAATCCTGCGGCCATGATTGGCTGTCAGGAATCTCTGTTCGCCCTGTGTATGTGTCCAAGTTGGATACTATGCAGGACCGTGTCTCTCTTGTCAATCGGCTCATAAGATGGTCCACGCGGACCAAAATATTGATTCCTAGAACCGTAGGTTTGCTTATCCATAGCATTCCTAAAGAACGTATTAACTACGTTCCGTTTTATGAATCAGATGATGCCGGGATAAAATGCACCCTTGGCGCATACAAACGTACGGAACTCTATAGCGACCTTAATCGGTCGTCTATATTATTCCGGAAGCTTGGTTGCAACATTGGCAACATTATTTATCGTATTGACAAGGTGAGATCCAGTACCAGATCCTTCTGGTATTGGAAACGTAAATCACTTATCGAGCGTGCCGACATAAATTGGCACGCTGTATACCTAGGTATACTGGGTGGTTACGTTCGCGGTACCGGAGTTATGGTACGTCCGCGTACCCTGACCTATAAGAGCGGGGTTTTCGTGGCTTGTCCAGGATGGACGGCAACGATAGACCCGTCCCAGTTTTCTGGGTGGCGGCCGAAAGTAGTGGATTGGGAATCCACGTCTGATTTCTACATGTTTAATATGTAGGGTTAGGCTTTCGGTTGTAGGCACGGATGCCCG